TCGGTCAAACGCAGACCGCCACGCTGTCTTTTGTCGCTGCAACAAACTGCATTGCCACTGAACCATCCAGAGGGATTGGTTTTGATCTTGCGACCTTGTCGCCACATCTGCATTACAGTGTCAGTCACGGTATTACTCATCTCTGTATTATATAACAGATGAGGTGCAAGGATCAAGCTTAAAACAGTCTATAGTATAAATTTCCTGGACTGGCGGCGCCGTTGTATTGCGACGGAATGAATCGAAAACGTATCTTGTCATAAAGACCGTAAAAATTAGCGTATGTGCTAGTAGTACCTTTGACCACTATAAAAGAGTTCACGTATGCCCAACCGCTTACCATAGTCTGAGATTCTACATTGATAACGCCATCAGTGTTGTCGGGGTAAAACACAGCCACTGTGTGCAAAGGACTGAGTTGACTTTGTTCAAGCACAGTAAGATCCACACTGTCGGTGATCAGCTGAGTAGTATTGTTTGGAATATTTGTATCCACTGCCCAAACACTTAGTACAGCACTGGCCAATGCATCATCGGCATAGGTCCAATCTCCTACTTCTAGAGATCCGGCTGCGCTATTGTTTAAGTCAATGTAGAGAGGTTTTTCTGACCCTTCTCCATCGTCCATGGTCAATGCCCAAGAGTAAAGCCCTGGATTTAGATCTGTGATCTCATCTCGCATTATGTCCAATGCTATGACATTGGTCTTGTTGGGTCTGAACCCCAAGACCTTGCTTAGAACCGGAACATCGTTGCTGTCCACTGCTCTAAATCTTATGATATAAGGACGAACTGTGACTGGTTGTTGATCAAAGTCTTGCACTACAATATCAAAACTGTTTTGAACGCCTTTAAAAACTTTTAGGGGCTTGTTCCACATCTTTGCTTACTCCCTTACCAGCCGCTGTATCCAACACTCTGCGGATATCCGCTGCCCGCATAACCAATCACATTACCTGCGTTGTCGTATATAACAGTATAAGGTGTGGCAGGATAAGGTCCCCAAATTGGTTGCCACATTGGACTGCAATAAGAAGATCCGCAGAATCCTGGACTCCAATATACTCCTGCTGGTAAGTTGGGATTCCAATAGGGCTGTGGGCCCCATTCGGGATTCCAGTAAGGCTCAATATTCAAATAAGGATCCCAAGTAAACGATCCAATATAGCCAGTATAAGAACCCATATAGCCGCTGCCGCAATAGCCCGATCCCATATAGCCTGGTCCGCGACCATCCCACATCTTGCCGCTGCAATTAACACAGGGTCCTAGGTTTGAAGTATATGGATTGTAGGATCCACAGTAACCAGATCCAACGTATCCAATCCAGTTCTGTAAATTAAATGTACCAAATGCATCTCCGTTTAATTCCAAATACAAAGGAAACTCTCGATTGTTTTCGTTGATCACACTTATACCCCAAACATATAATCCTGCTGGTAGATAAAGTGTATCCTCTTTGAGAATGTTTAGGGCCAGTCTATTTGTTGCGCCTGGTTTAAATCCAATGGGCTTATTGATCACTAGATTGTTCTGTTGATCTCGGACCTTAAAAGTAAAAGCATATGTTTTAACAGCAACTGGTTGCTCATCAAAATCACTAACAACTATGTCAATATAGTTGTCCACACCCCTATAGATCCTTAGGGGCTTGTTCCATTGTTCGGTATTACGTTTTGTATTTGGGCTATTAAACCTTACTGGTATTACCGGATTGAATAAATACGACGTGAGTTGCATAGAGGTATTTATCGAGTGACAGCGCCGAAACTTCCGGAATTACTTAAGAAATTCCCCTTTCTCGCCATCATTAGTTACTGCGGCGATGAATATGTGGGAATAATTCAAAATTCCGACGGCCAACTCATCAACTTTTATGATTTTCAAGCAATAAAGACCGACGAACTCAAGACACAGTTCCTTCAAATGGGAGAGCAATGGTGGTGGGAAAGTAATAGAATGGTTCCCATCAATCTATTCCTCAAAGGTCACTTTGCAGTGTTCAAGCCATGCTTGCGTACATTCAGCACCAAAGAAATAAAAATTATTGCGGGTCACATGGTCAGCTTGCACAGCTTCTTTCGCAAGCGTATTAAGAGACGCAGTATTCAACTGGTCAAGAAGATCAAGTAGCTGATTCTACCAAAAGATTCATATGCACAACTACTAGATGTGCGTAGGCCACGCCGTGAGACTTTTTGAAGTAATAGCTATCATCAGTTGGTTTATTCCATATAGTTTTTTGAACCTCTTCCCAACTTTTTCCTATTAGGTGCCTCTTGCTGGGTCGAATAACAGCCAAGAACATGGCCAGTTTTTCAACGTTGTCCACGGGCTGCATTTTCATGAGGGTGTCAAAATGACCATTGATGTGCACCAGCAAGTCCACAAACTCTTGGCTGTTTAATAACTCCCAGACTGGTTCGGTGTTCAGTAATTTGTCTAGATGATCTGGGTTCTTGATCTGTGAGTAGACATGCACATTCAAAATGTCTAGCTTAAAGAAGCCTAGATCTTGGGCAGTCTTGTAGTCCACAGCAGCCAAACCCGTTAATGGATTTTTAGGCATGCGCTGCAAATAGATGCCGCTGGGATGTTTGGCTTCTTCTCCGTTTTTAAGCAGCATTGCGGGAACGTGTTGAATCAGTTGCAGCAACCTATCCCTATCTGGTACGTCTATGTCAATATCCATTATTTTATACCTGCCACTTCACAGGCATTCCTAACATATTCCAATTCTTCTACATCGTTCCTTATTTTATTCTGCCACACATCGGGTTCAATATATTTTATGACATAGGCAATTTGACTTTCGTCCAGCTTGTCCAATGCGTCCCTACCTGTTTCTGTGGCGTACAGCAACCAAGGACTTATGCTGCCCAAAGATATGTCTCTAACCAGTCTATGATTTCCAGCATGATAAAAATATTGATTAAACGATGTATCAAACTTATCAGCCCATTCCTGCATGGCCAGGAACCCTCTTTCCACTGCTGCTTCGGCACTTTCTTTGGTCAATAGGTCCACAAGGTATTCCTCGTAGACCCTGTCTGAACACCAGTTAGTCAACTTGACCTGTTTCTTAATTACCCAATCCACAAACAGCATGGGGTTAATAACATTGTTGGTCTTGACGTAGCGGGCAAACCTAACAAAGCCAGCATAGTAAGAGCTGTTAGAAAATTGTTCCCAAGTTTTGATATTGGGACTACCCTGCGTTAATTGATAGAATCTTTGATAGGCTAGGAGAGCAAGTTTGGTCTCAGGGTCGCTGCGACTCTGCTCTCTTATCTTAAGCCTACAAGTATGTGCAAGCAGTGTTCTTTCACTCTTAAACTGCTTGTCACAAAACTCACACTTGTTCAAAGTATTCGGTTTCATCTATTAGACTGTCAATCTCTTCTTTGCTCATTAGTTGAGACAAAACTTCTAGGCCCTCAGTTTTAACACTGGGGTAGGTCTTCTTTAAGACTTCCAAAAGTTTATCTTTTTTAGACATGTTGCGTTTGATATATTCGTGCCTAATGCGACGTGTGCTTCCAACCTGTGTAAACAACAACCATTGCAGCTTGGGGTGTTTGGTCAACTGCCAAAAGTTCTTATTAACGCAAGAGTTGGTTTCCAACAAATACCACTCCTGTAGAATGGAATTAGAATCCTGCACGCCACTGGCCCACCTAAGCATGAGAAAGGCACTGAACTCCTTTTTAGCTTCGGGACTCAATCTATCATAATAGCCCTTGTCCCTTGCATCAAGGGCTTTTAGCATGTCAAATATATTGAGGTTCTTGGCCATTACCAAACATGATCCACTTTAACAGTCTGCTGAGTACGACTTACTTCTCTGCTAAAGTAAACACAGCGAGGGTTCTCTCCATTATCAATTGGGACTGCGAGCAGATTTCCTACCTTCAACCTGGGAGCGTACCATTTGATCTCGGGGTAAATGTCCACAATGTCCACTGCTTCAAAGCGTGGCCTATTGTTGCCCAATGGGTTGTTCACAAAGCAATCAAACCCTCGTTCGCTGATGCTAGTCAAGGGAACGATTTCTAGATCGCCAATCTCGGGATCGCCTACTAGGATCTGCCAATCCAAAGGCATCCTAATCTGTCGTTCACCCACTTGTATGATTGCTGCTGGAGCAGTAAAGCTTTCCACAAAGATCAAGGGAATGAAAAAGTAATCCGGATCTGTGGGATCACTGTTATCTAAAACAGCAAACCGCATATCATCAACCTCCTCGGGAAGGAAGGTCATATCAAATGATTTATTTTCCAATAGTAAAATTTGCATTGTTTTATTATAACACCTTGTTGTCATTAAATATTCACTTTTTGTAGAGTCCATGGATACTGTGCATCATTGTAAAAGCCCTTGCGATGTGTGAGATGCCGCTTGCTGAATTTGCAGCTACTTGTGATATCCCAAATCTCCACACTGTCCTTGTCCTGCGCTTTGCGCAGACCGCGACCAATGCTTTGAATGGTTCGCACAAAGCTCTTGCCTGGTTCGATCAGCACCAGGTTAAAGATTCGAGGTATGTTAATGCCCACAGCAGCCACACCATACGTGGCCACGATTACCTTGTTGTTGGCTGTAGCTACATCATCATATTCGTCTGTGCGATCACTGCTCTTAACTTCGCCGGATATGAACACCGAATCTGGTATTCTCGATACCAACTCTTTTCCGGCTTCAATACGGTCAACCAAGACCAAAGTATTACCACTGTCACTGGCCTTGTAGATCATGCCTGCAATGTGATCCAAACGATTGGGGTCGCTCAGCAGATATTTGAGCTCGCTTTGATAGTTGGTAAACGTGCGTTGGTCCTGTATCTGAACAATGTT